TTAACTATTTTGTTATTTACGAACTTTATTCATCATTTGAAGGCTTGCAATACGCTCATTTGAGGCAATATCAGCAGCTTTCAGGTTAACTTGCTTCTCTTTTAGCATCATGTCAGCCAGTTTCAAGCGTTTATCGAAGTCACTGCTCTGATCAATGTTTGTTGCAGCAGCTTGAATGACCTTAACTCGGTGATCTTCAGGGATCATTTGAGCTTCAATCATGGTTTTCTGAGCTTCAGCAGCTTGCTTTTGAGCTTTAGACTGCAGATCTGCCACCTGAGCCTGTGCAAGTTGCATTTGAGCCATCTGTTGCTCCTGCTGAGCCTTAGCAGCTTCAGGGTTAGGCTGAGACATCTGATCCAAAGCTTGCATCAACTCACCACGGTTAGACAATGAGCTGTTCTGGAGGATGCCTTTAAGGATCAATGGCAGTACTGGCGTGTTAGGGCCAAGTGTCTGCAACAAGCCAATCATCTGTTGCTGTTCAAACTCTCGTGCCAAGATACCCAAAGTAGCTGTTGGAATGAACTTCATGTCAACTGATGGATAACGCTCACTGTCAAACTGCATATAACGGAAAGCAGCTTTGTTAATGAACGGGATCATGAAGTCTTCTTGGAAGTTACTCAAGGTACGTTTGTACTTCTTGATAATACCTGCCATAGCCATAGACATACCACCTGCACCTGCATCACGAGGTACGTTAGAGGGCATACCTGCGCTGTCAACTGTACCTGTAGCCTGTAATAGCATACGCTCAAAGTTTTGCGCTGCAGCAGCTGCATTGCCATCAGTCTGACCGAATTTGAAGGGATACAAGATCTCAGAAGGTGAGCCATTGGTCAAGATAGCCTTACCGGGCTTAATCTCAAACTTAGCACCACGAGGAAGCCTTGTAGCATCCATTGCAATCATAGGTGCTGTAGTCAATGCCAGTGAGTCCATGTGAGCACGAAGCTGACCATCAATAGCCTTCTGCATATTGTAGGCTTTCTCAGCTGTACCACGACCCCAGAAGCGACCGGGAACTGTATCGTCTTGGTAGGCAATAACTGGACGATCCTTCATCATGTAAGGATTAGCTTCAGCCTTCAAAAGGATTGAGTCATTGGCAATAACGACAATGGCTTCAACCAAGTTACAGTGCTCATCAGCTGCTGTACCTTCAGCGAACAACTCTTCATATTCTTGTTCCTCTTCACCTTCAGTCAGGTACTCTTTAGGTACTAAACCGTAGTAAGTGATGAGCTTAACCTTATCATCTTGATAGGTCTTCAAGTCTTGAGTTACTTCTAAGTCCTCATCCTCAGAGGCTGTGGTAATGTCTACCTTTTTGTAAATGCCTCTCTCAATACCTTCCACAACCTTGTGAATGGAAACGTACTTCTCGATAGCAACGCCCAAAGCATCGTCAACGGAATCAGCATTAGGATCAATAAGGAAGTTCTTAGGGTTAACTGGTTTGATCTTAACGGCAATACGATCCTTCTCTTGAACTCCGATGGCAGCTGCATTAGCAATACCGGGAATTGCCTGAGTTGCTGGAATGTACTCCTTCTCAGTCTTGACAATGATCTCACCAATACCTGTACCATAAATCTCAGCCATCAACTCAATCTGATCAATAGCTTTCTTAATCTTGTCTCGTTTAAAGTCCTCATGCAGTTGAACTTTAATCTGCTCAATGTCGTGAGGATTACCGTCAACATCACGTACATCATCTTGAATGTCAAAGAATTCACCTTGACCAAAGATAGCTTCCATGATCTCAGCATGGCGAGTCTCAATGGCTTGCTGAGTAGCTGGAGAGATAATACGTGAACGCTCACTCTCACGAGTCTTATCCTCAGCAGCCCAGATACCTCGGAAGACACGTTCGTACTCCAACCACAAGTCCATGTAGTTAGCATCACGGTGGTCACGCCAGCGAGTGATGTGCTGAGTTACCCACGAGGTAAGTTCCTTCTCAGCCTCTGTAGGTTCCTCAAAGGAGCTTTCACTCTCATTGAACTTATCGTTAGTAATAGCCATATATTTACATATCCTTTGTTGAATCGTCTAAGGCTGTATCATCAACCTCAACCTTGCTAGATGTGATAGGGCCACCTACAAGCCAAGCACTGCAAGTCCTGTCAGCTGCACATTTAAAATCAAAGAGTTCACAGAAACCTAGATTAGCTGAATCTACGACATCCTGAGCGTAGCTGTCCTTCTCAGCATCAATCCCTGAACGGATACACTCCATCATCTCAGGTGTCTGGATAAAGGCTGAGCAGTTACCACAGCGCATTGACTTAGCTTGAGCTACGCTTGTTTGCCACTCATTAGCTTTATTATTCCAGAAAGCTCCGTTAGATAGCTCAGGGTTAGCTGGGCCGTAACCTACGTTCTTGAACGCCCAGTCACGCTTCTTGAGGTTCTCTTTAACGTCTTGTGTTTCAATTGGACATTGCATATATTAATACCCTATTCGGCTAGTAGCCAGCTATTTTGTCGTAAACTTCCCACTCATCTTCTTCGTAGTCAGCGTTATAGTTGGCTATGGCTAGTTGGTCGATGTAACTGAGTGCATCTACCAAGTCATCGTGTACACCAGCTGTGGGGAACATAATCAGTTGATCTTTAAACTCACTCCAGTCTTCTTTCTCATTGAAGGTAATCCTTCCATGTTCCATTCGACCTTGTAAGCTCCAGACAACCCTGTCAGTCTTCTTCTTGTTACCGTGAGTTAAGTCTTGAATGTGCGCATAGATGTTATTCTTCCTCATCAAGTCATTCAAGTATGGCAGTACAGCATTCTTCAATGCTCCTCGCTCAATACCGATGCTTGTAGGTTGAAAGTCTCTAATCACTTTCAAGATGTTAACTGCAGTCTCTCTAATGTCCCACCTGCCATGTTGTATCTTGTGTACCCACCAATCGCCATTGTCTTCTAGTTTAACTACTGCAATAGCTGTCTCGTCAAGTCTCTTCTTAGATGCACCTGCATTCTTACCAACCTCTTCAAAACCTGCTAAGTCAATGGCTACAATGTATGTACCGTAATCAGGTTCTTCAGCAGTCTTGAACCATTCTTCTTTGAAGACATCAGCTCCTGCGGTATCGAAGCTAGACAAGTACTCCTGCTTGAATGCAAAGGAACTCAATGTACGCTTTGCAGCTTCAATCTCTTTAGGATCAATGGTCTCATTGTCCTGCGTTGTGAAGTGCCAAGACTTCCACTCTTCATCAGTGTTATCCTGTCCTAACTTAAAGACATCGTAGAACCAGTTACGACCACTAGGAGTACTAATGAACAGTGCTCTACCCTTCTTATCTGACAGTGAAGCTCGAATGATCTTCTGCCATACATCTTCCTTGATAAAGGCACATTCGTCCATCACTACGTATACTAACGACACACCTCGCAAAGAGTCAGGATTATCAGCACCTCTAACTAAGATCTTCTTACCGTTGATCAGAGTAATCTCTAAGTTATTCACATGGCTAGACTTAATCACAGGTCTACCTAGCTCATGCAGTAAGTCCCACATAATCGTTCTAGCTTGTCCTAAGGTAGGTGCTATGTACATTACAGCTGACCCATCTGGACAGTTAAGACCTTCAATCAGTAACGATACTGCTGACAGTCTTGATTTACCACACCTTCGACCTGCAGCTACCACTTTAAAGCGTGTAGTATCTTTAAAGACACTCTGCTGCCACTTAAGCAGTTGGAAGTTAAGTTCAGACATCAATTACCTCATCATTTGTACTGACTGTAGGTGATGTCAAACCTGTAATGTTGATAGACACTGTTGGTGTGTTGTTACCAGACTTCTGAGCTTCAAACACACTGACAGGTACAATCCTATCGACAATTAACTTCCATGCTGCAGCTTGATTCTTATGTTCATCGTTAAGAGCTGCATCGTAAATAGCTTCTAGAACCTTAGCACTCTTAGGTGAGTTAAGCATTCTAAGCTTATACTCATTGATAATAGCTGCATCACCTTTAGGTCTTCCGACACTACGGTTCTCAGTTATGGCCTTAAGTTCCTTTTTAGAGGTACGACCTACTTTATTTCCTGTTGGTTTAGTCATGTTCGCTAGTCTTTGTCCTATATCGGGAGACTTTGTTAAGTGAAGTACTATATAGTACTAAGACATATAACATAAATGTTACATAGACATAACTATTAACATAAATATTATAAGTACTTATATAAGTATATATTAATAATTTACTTTAACAGTAATATATTATAAGTAACTTTTAATAGTGTATTTAACTTCTATGTTCCCCTACTAGGGTGTACATTTCAGTCTGTCTAAGAAGTGGGGTCAGGCTTCTTAGTAAACACAATTATTTCCTATGTAGAATATTATACACTATGTTTGTCTATTTGTCAAGTCTTTTCTTAAATATTTTTACTTTTATGTGATTGTAGTCACATTCTAGTCTACTTTAAAGTTCCCCATTCTCAGGGTGTCTGGAAAGTACTCTATAGTATTACTTTTATTATATTTATCATACAGTTATCTCTGATGTCTGTCTAGTCCTATTTTACCTTTTTTGTGTACTTTGTAGGCTCCCACAAAAGTAATCACACAAGCCATGACCCTCCCCCAGTCACTTTGAAGCCTAAGTTAGTTAGTACTTACTTCGCAGGCACTCAGTAGGTCTAGTTAGTCAACATATAGTTAGTCAACTAGAGGTAGAGTGTAGGACGGTGTAGGTGGCTACAAAGGACACTTGGAAGCCTGACCAATATCACCAACATGGTGCATTTCAGAGTATTAGGTTACTAAGTTGGTGCATATTATCACCATTATAGTGCATGCTGTGGATAACTTCAGAAATTGTGAATAACTAAAATGACTGTGGATAACTTAGAAACTACACTCTAGAAATGACTGTGGATAACCTGTTAGTTAAGGGTTTACTGCACAGTTGGCACGGTGTATGCATAGTAACACACGTCTCAACCAACCAACTAAGGATACATACTCATGCAAACTACACTCATACTTGAAACCATCACTCAGGATGGAATCACCGATTCAATTATCGACCTACTGGTTGAGTCCCGCTTGAATGGTGAAGATACTTATTTAGTTTACTGTGAAGCTGATCCAGACTTCACAGTCCATTTAAATGATGGTTCTTTTATCATGCTAGATAAAGGTCAACCTGTTGCATATAACACTGAGAGTGTTGAACGTATGTTCAAAATTCTATGTGCACCCATTTACGATTACATATAAGGAACCAATCATGAAAGAACAACTCATTCACATCACCTACAAAGACCAATACGGTATCCATTCCTATTCGCTCGAGGGTTTTGTTGACGGTGATTTTGTAGGCTTTGCAAGCGCATCTAAGGACAGAGTACAAAACGAACTAACATGGTATCAGGACAATTTTAAGGGCTTACCAATAACATTCACGACAATCACGGAGGAATTGACATCATGCTAAACAAAGAAACTGTTTACGATGTACTTGCTGCGGTATTTATCGGCTTAGCCTTAACTGTAGGCTTGCTTGCATATTTTGACGTATTAACAAAGTAAAGGGGAAACTATCATGCAAATTAAACTGTTCTCAAATAGTGCTCAAAAATTCAAGGCTTTGCAAGGCTTAGCTATAGCTATCCAAGGCGGCACGCAAGATAGTGCCATGCAAGCTTTAAAGGCCTTGCAAGCTTCGCCTATGTTCACGGGCAAGGGGTGGCAAGATAACTTCGCAAAGCTTGAATATACTTTTAAAACCTTAGATCCTAGCTACAGTATATTTTCATTGAATGGTAACTCTAAGCTTCCGTTTGTATCGTTCTCAAGCTTGCCGGGGGTTACTTGTCCCGGAGCCGGGGAATGCTTAGATTTTTGTTACAGTTTCCGTGCGTGGCGTTATCCGGCCGCATTCGCTAGAATGGCCCAAAATGCATACCTTATGCGTTATGCCCAAGATCAAATTGTATACGCATTTTCAAGCATAGCTAAAGCAAGGCCAGAAGGTTTTGATTTTAGATTGTACGTTGACGGCGATTTTGCTAACGGTGGCGACGTGGCTTTTTGGATGCAATTATTGGATAAAACACCTAACGCACGTGCATATGGCTATTCTAAAAGTTTTCATGCTTTGCTAGGTTATGACGTTGTTGGCGAATGGCCTTCAAATTATCAATTGAACATTTCCGGGGGACACAATGCACATCCTACAATGATCACGGCCGTAAAAACCTTGCCTATTGTACGGGGTGAATTTATAGCGGTACGTATCGGCAAAAAAGTAAAATCTACAGATCACGGCAAGCCGGAAACTGTAAAGGCTTTACGTGCTGCGTTCCCTCAAAAAGCTTTTCCTTGTCCCGGTACGTGCGGATCTTGCACGGGCAAGGGCCATGCGTGCGGCATGCAAGCTTTAAAGGGCGTGCCCATTATTATTGCCATGCATTGATCTAATGCTAGATTGTAAACTGTAACGCATGGGCGTATCCGTGCGTTATGGCCTACAATTTTCTGTAGGTTTTTAATCCTTGAAGGGGTAATTAAAATGTTAGCTATTGAAGCAAGTAAAACCGTTCGCCCATTGTATGTAATTGCAAGGGATATAAAAAAAGCATGGCCTAAAGTAAACTATGCTGCAAAACCGTATCTAGATGCAATGCAAGATCTATCGTCAATTAATGACAAATACGGTTATGACGATGCAAGATCAATTGTCTTATATTTTCTATCTAATGCTGCAAGCTTTAAGGGCGATGAAGCTAAGGCCTTGAAGCTTGAATTAAAATCAATTGCAGGGATCAAATAAAATCATGTTAAAACGTTATACATCATTACAAAAAACCCGCATTGTAAATAACATTGTAAGGGCTTGCAAAGATCCTTCAAAGCTTAATAAGCAAGGATATAACTTTTTATACCTTGCAAGCGGCTTTATAGCCCATTATAACTTGCACGGGTTTATAAGCCATTACAGTGATTGTCATAAGCTTATGAGTGACATTCTAGCGAAGCAACGCTACAATCAATGGCATAACTTTACAGAGAATGACAAGGATTTTGGTTATTACATGGATAAACGTGCCATTTATAACGCTATTTGTGCACAATTGAGGGGTGAAGCATGATTAAAAGAATGAAGGCCCGTTTTAAGGGTGTATGCTGCAGATCCGGTGCATTGATCAACGTGGGCGATGAAATAATGTTCGACACAATGACAAGGCAAGCATGGATCACAGTGGATAATGATCGTTAACACACTATATAGGGAAACAGTACCATGAAAACAAAGCTATTGAAGCATAGTCGTGAACTATTTAAAACGTATGACGTGCCAGAACACGTTAGGCGTGAATATCGTCGCAAGTGGATCAGATCTGTGCGTCTAATGGGCGATAAGTGGCTATTGGCTAAGTCAGTTCAACGTAAGGATGCCAATGTATAAAATCGTTAGCATTTCATCGGGTATTGTTGTCGCTACCTTCAACAAACTCAGTTTTGCTCAGGAATGGCTACAAGATAACAACAATCTTGAGGGTCAACCTGCTAACCTTTATAAACTTGTTATAACTAGGAAGGAATCTAAACCATGAGTACTGTAACTTTTACATTCGATACACTACTAGCTGACAGCAGGGCTTTGGTGTCAGTATCCTGCGAAGTGGATCAAGATGGTGACATCGCAGAATTCAATCAAGTACTTTATGAGGGCTTTAACGTCTTCGATGTACTGTCTGACAATCAATGGAAAGAACTAGAATGGGATGCTAAAAAAGCCTATGATTTAGAACATTCAGAGCAAGCCACCATTGATCATGACTTAGAACGTAGTTTAGAAGCCGTTTATGGCCTCTCTAAGCCTTCATTTCACATACGTTAAGGGGTAGGATGCTATGTTATACAATAAAGGCTCAATTGTAGGGTACTCAGGGGCTTCTGGTATTAAGGTCTTAGAGTTTAAATTTAACTGCCTAATGACTGACGATGAACTAGGGGCTCTCATGTACTCATTGAGAGAGAATTTTAATGAGATGGGTGAAGGTTTGAACTTTAAAATGACCTTAGAAAGTGAGGATATTTGAGTATGCTATCTGAAATTGACTTAAAAGACTGGGATGAACAACCTTCTAAGCCCTTGTATGATGTACCTGAACACACACCAATTAAAACTCACATTGGGTTGTTATGGTTCAATGCCTTAGAAGGTGATCACGCAGTGTGTTATAACAATGAAGGCTTAGCCATTCACATGAAAGCTTGGGCTACAGTTAATCCACTCAAACGGAGGTTTAAATGAATGAGTATTGTTATCAAGTCAGTGCAACTAAAGACGTATGGGTGTATGCCTCGAATGAGGAAGAAGCTGAAGGCTTAGTGTTTGAGCAGCTTGGCTACGATCCTGAAATGATGGAACTGGTTGAAGTTAGGGAGGACGTATGAGATGTCAATGTTGCGATAGAGTACTAACAGACTTTGAAGCTACACGTAAACACGCTGTAACTGGTATGTTTATAGACTTATGTCAGCAATGCTTTAAAACTGTACAGATGGACGCTAACCTACCTACAAAGGATCGTAGAGACTTGATCTCAGAAGATGACATTGACGACAGTGTAGAAGGTGAAGATGAACATGAGTGTAACATTGGTGACACCTTAGATGGGAAGGACTATTGACAATCTGTACAAAGTATGCTACCCTTACTTTAAAGTAACTATGATGTTTCATAGAAGTTACATTAAAGTTAAATACACTATTAAAGTATCTTTATATAATTACTTATAAAGTAACTTTAAAGTGCCAAAGGCACGGAAAGTTAAGTAGGACTCTTAAAATTTATAGACACTAACCCATTGAAAGGATAATTTATGTCTATTGAACTGATGTGTGATGATGACATTGACATGGATGTCGTTAAGTATGAGTGCTGGTATTGGTCTGTCATTGACAGTATGGCTGACTTAATCTTGAACAATGGTCGTGACAGAGTTATGGCTGACGTAGCTGATGTCGTGATTAAACGCTTAGGTGATGGATATGTCTCACCTGTTGAAGATGCACCACTATGATGATGGCATTGTTTGTCTTCATCGTAACTTTAATTAAACTGGTACTGACTAAATGATTATTCAAAACCCTGATAACTGGCCTTTTCCATCTGTTCCTTTGGAAGGTGGTTCAACTTTAAAGACTTTGGCTGAGACACTCTCAATGCTAGAGGATTTCACAGCTTTTCAGCTCCGAGGGGACATCTACTATGGATACCCAGATAAAAAGGCTCTAAACACCATTGAGGGCCTTAGAAAGGTGCTAGATGAAGCTTAACCTTGTACGCAAGCCTAAGCCTGAGTCAAGACTGATCAAGCACATTGCCTGTGATGCCTGTGGAAGCTCAGATGCCAATGGCTATTATGACGATGGACATACCTATTGCTTTTCATGCCATACGTATGCTCATGAGAACGATGCCGATGACTTTTCAGTCAAGCAAGATGCAGTACAACCTAGGAAGCAGCCCATGTTAGAAATCAAGGGACAGATTAAATCGATACCTGATCGAGGTATTAACCTACAAACCTGTGAAAAGTATGGAGTTACACAAGACAATGGACAGCACTTTTACCCTTACACTGACGATGCCGGAGCAACAGTCGCAGCAAAAGTTAGACGAGTGGCAGACAAAACTTTCAGCATTCTTGGATCATTCAAGGATGCTAGGTTGTTCGGTCAGCAGCTCTTTCACGCTGGTGGCAAATACGTCACAGTCTACGAAGGAGAGCTTGATGCCTTGGCAGGATACCAACTTACAGGCTCCCAGTGGCCTTCAGTAAGTATCAGGAATGGTGCACAAGCGGCCTTGAAGGACTGTAAAGCCCAGTATGAATGGCTTAATAGTTTCGAGAATATTGTTATCTGCTTCGATGCTGATGAGCCGGGTAAGAAGGCTTCTAAGGAAGTAGCTGAACTGTTCGGACAGAAGGCTAAGATCGTTAAGCATTTGAGTGGCTACAAAGATGCTTGTGATTACCTCATTGCAGGGGCTACCAAAGAGTTTGTGAATGAGTGGTGGAGAGCTGAGGTTTACATTCCAGATGGGATTATCAATGCAGCTTCACTGTGGGAGGAAGTTATTAAACCTGAGGCTAAGGCTGAGGCGATGTATCCTTGGAAGGGCTTGAATAAGCTTCTCTATGGTCTACGACCTTCGGAGTTAGTCACAGTCACAGCAGGTTCAGGCCTCGGTAAGAGTCAGTTCCTACGTGAGATATTGTTTAATATACTGAACACTACGAAGTGGAACATTGGAGGGTTATTCCTCGAAGAGTCAACTCGTAAGACAGCTAGAAGTATCATGTCTTTGCACGCTAACAAACTGTTGCACTTACCTGATACACCAACAACAGAACAGGAGCTTAAAGATGCTTTCGATGCAACTCTTGGTAGTAATCGTATCTATCTTTTTGATCACTTCGGTAGCAGTGATGTGGACAACATTAGCAACAGAATCAGATATATGGCTAAAGCTTGCGATTGTAGGGTTATATTCCTTGATCACATCAGTATTGTTGTATCTGGTCAAGACCTTGGAGATGAGCGTAAGGCTATTGACAATATGATGACGAAGCTTCGTACATTGGTTCAAGAGCTAGAGATTACATTGATCTGTGTAAGCCACCTTCGTAGACCTCAAGGTAATGCAGGACACGAGGATGGACAAGCTGTATCGTTGTCTCAGCTGCGAGGCTCAGGCTCAATTGCTCAGTTGTCAGATGCTGTGATTACATTGGAGCGTAATAGTATGGCTGAGGATGAGAATGAACGTCACATGACTAAGATAGCTGTAGCTAAGAATCGTTACAATGGCTATACAGGCCCAGCTTGTGTGTTGAAGTATGACATGGAAACTGGACGCATGATGGAGATGCAGGAGGAAGTCCTATGAGTGCATGGCTAATTGCTGTAGTAGGGATTGTCTACACTGTGGTAGCTGTGGACTTACTTGTTAAAGGTAACATGGGCTTAGGTATTGCCTTCGTAGGCTATGCTTTAGGTAATGTAGGATTATTTTTAGAGGCTTCAAAATGAGTAATATTAAATCTGTACCTAAGTGGATGCAACGTATGCTTGACATGGGTGTTCATCCTGATGTTATCGCACAGAGAGCTGAAGCTAGACGAGCTAAGGATCGTCAATGGGCTTTGATTAATAAGGACAAGAAAGCTGCACATAAACGAGCTTACAGGGCTAAGAAGAAAACTGCACAGATTATGGAAACTAAAGTAATTATCAAGAGTACCTATCGTCCCAACTGGAAGGAAGCTCCTGTGTATAGTTGTCCTGAATTAACCTATAGAGGTAAGGTATGAAAACAACTGAAGACAAGCTCATCGCACTGGGCATTGTGATCGTGGGGCCATTCGTTGTCAGCGCATCGCTCGAGTTCCTGCCTACGTGGTTGTCGATGCCCATCTCACTGCTAACAGCCATCTTCTGGCTTGGCACGATGGGACAGATCGGTGAATACAAACGGAGCAAAGACAATGACTAAAGACGAAGCATTGAGTTTGGAACAAACGTTACGCCTTGCGTTGGAGGCGTTGGAAACTTGTAACTGGTTTGATGACGGGGAATATGGTCATGCTGAATATGACCATGTATCAACAAATAAAGCCATCACCGCCATTAAAGCCGCACTATTGTCACGAAGTGATGGAGAAGCGCAGACACGGAGTGTCGTAAAGGATGAGCCTGTGGCGCATTCAGTAGTTGCG